AGTACAATACAAGTACACAAGCACCAAAGAATATCACGACGCCTTTCCCTGTGCATACAGACAATGGCGAGCTGATAGTCACTGTAATCTAAATCACGGATACAGTTTTTCAATGAAGTTCTACTTTGGAACAAACGACCTAGATGTCCGTAACTGGGCAGCTGATTATGGTGGCTTAAAGGAACTCAAAAAAATCTTAGAAGATCAATTTGATCACACTACATTGGTCAGTGCAGATGATCCAGAACTAGAGTTCTACAAAGAAATGGAACGCCGCAAGTTAGCCAAACTAACAATCCTTCCAGCACTCGGTTGTGAAGCACTAAGTGATATGCTGTACAAGTATGTTAATGGCGTTTACATTCCAGACTATTGGGGCGAGGGCGAAAGCAAACGCCTTTGGTGCTATCGTGTAGAAGTGCGTGAAACACAAAGCAATATGGCATTCCGTGAAGGTCATCGTGAATGGAATGAAGATCTATTTGCGTAAAGCATGGAGACTTTGGGCCAAGGCCCTTGGTGAAAAAACGGGCGATACTGATCAAGAAGCTGATCGTATTGCCCTTATTCGTACCCTGATCGTATCTGGATATATAATAACCAATTTCTTCATTATTGCTGGCGTTATTAGACATTGGTGATTGACACTTCTAAATAAATCCTGTATAATAAGATATTATTAGAAAGGTGTTTTATGTGGAATTCATTTCGTAATTGGTACATTTATAATCAAGATCAAATTACTTGGTTTATCATTGGATGGTTGACGTTTGCAGGCATCGACAGCATTGCCCGCGGTAATTATATTTGGGCACTTGTTAACTTTGCTCTTGTGTATGTTAACTATAAATTTTCAAAGGTGAGAATGTGATTGACTTTGCAGGCACATCTAACCTTGTGGAAACACAGTATCAAGTTATCAAAGACATCCTCTATCAAGGTGTTTGCGAAGTAGAGTTTACTAAAGTAAGTGGTGAACTTCGAGTTATGAAGTGTACGCTTCATAAAGATTGGATGCCTAGCGAAGCAATTCGTGAACATCATCAAACCCGTCTGCTAGATTTAGAAACCATTCCGGTTTTTGATACAGACAAACAAGAATGGCGTAGTTTCAAGACTATGCGTGTACTAACCGTTAAATTAATAAATCATGGAACAGAAACACTGGACAGTAACACTTGAAGAAGATCCTAAAACTGGGGATCTAATTTTACCCTTCACTCCTGACATGTTAGCACATGTAGGTTGGAAAGAAGGTGACACACTAGAGTGGATTGATCGCAAAGACGGTTCTTGGGAACTTAAAAAGAAACCAGAAACCCAATGGGTTCTTGTAGAAGCAGTGTCAACTTTCCGAACTCGCTATATGGTTGAAGTCCCAGTTGGTGTTGATGATTTTGGTAAAGATAAATCAACTTGGGCATTAGATTCTGTTACAATGAATGACGCACAAGAATTTAGCCAAGAACATTTAGGTGAACAAATTGTATCGCATCGTGTTGTTTCTAAGGAAGAAGCACTGGCGTTGTGTGATAAAGACAACGACTATGGTAGTTCTTGGAATGAAGATACAAAAATTAAAAACTTTTTTACAACTTGGAAAGAACAAGTAAATGACTAACACTAGCCAGATTGTTCCTCTAGAGGAAGATCCGGTGCATCTTGGAAAATTGATGATGCCTTTCTCTCCTGACCTATTGGCTCAAATGGGATGGGACTACGGTGGTGTGCTAGTTTGGAAAGATTATAACAACAGTGGCTTTTCACTTTCTAAGAAAGAAGATAATGAGTAAAATTGGATTTGCTTGCAAATGGATTGATCATGCAGGACAAGTTGACGGTATTAAACCTACAGACGATGCTAAACAATACAACACAGGTTCCACTACTGTAGCATGGCTTAAACGCCAGAGCCAACAAGTAGCAGAGGAAAAACTGTGGGACCTAATGAAAGGCAACATCGAAGCTGTACGCAAACTGGTAGAAAAAGTAGGCACACTAGATGAATCTCTACGAATGGTACGTATTAGCAGTGATATTCTTCCTGTCTATACCCAACTTGATTATAGCTATTTTTGGCGTCTACCAGACGTTCGTGCTTATGCGGAAAAGCACTTCGCCCAAGTGGGTGCTTTGGCTCGCACTAATAACGTTCGCTTGTCATTTCATCCTGGTCAGTTCACTGTTCTGGCTAGTGAAAATCCCGGCATTGTAGAACGTTCAATTGAGGAGTTTGAATATCATGTGGATATGGCCCGCTGGATGGGATTCGGTAAGACCTTCCAAGATCTTAAAATCAATGTTCACATCTCGGGTAAACGCGGCCCCGAAGGCATCATTGACGCATTGGGAAAGTTATCCCCAGAAGCAAGAAACTGCATCACAATCGAAAACGACGAAAACTGCTGGGGAATCGACAGCAGTATTGAACTCGCCAAGCACTGTGCCCTCGTACTTGATATACACCACCACTGGATCCGTAGTGGAGAGTACATTCAAGCCACCGACGATAGATGTCAGCGTATAATTGAGTCATGGCGGGGTGTTCGTCCTGTTATCCATTATTCAGTCAGCCGGGAAGATGTGCTAGTAGATCATTGTCCTATTACTTTGCCAGATCATGCATTGTTGCTACAGAACGGCTACAAAAAACAGAAGATGCGAGCACACAGCAACTTCTATTGGAACAAGTCTGTTAATGACTGGGCATTGACTTTTAGAAAAGACTTTGACATTATGTGCGAATCTAAAGCTAAAAACTTAGCTTCTAAGGCACTATATGATTATAGTTTGACCAAATAAAAAGGGCTCTGAGAGCCCTTTTTTATTTTACCTTCTTTGCTTTGATTGCTGCTACCTTTTTTGGTGCAGCTTTTTCTGCTTTAGGCTTTGCGGCTTTTACCGGAGTTGCAACCACAGCTTTAGGAGCACGTGGTTTACGCGGCTTCTTAGCAGTTATCGGAGTGGTGGCGGTTGCAAAATCCATTGGTTCTAAATCCAATGCGACCGAAACTGGATCAACCTTGGCCTCTACTACCGGTTGAACTTCTTCAACTACCGGTGGCGGTGGCACATCATTTGCCTGTACAGGCTTTGTTTCTTCAACCTTAGGTGCTGCTGGTGTTTCAACTGGCTTGCCTAGGAAGAATTCTTTAATTGCTTTAAACATCGATATCTCCTTAAAAGTATTAACTCGATGCTTTATTTACTATTACAGGAATTTCATTTAACACCCTTTGAGTAACTTAAAATAAATACTTGTAGAATACTACCTGCTGTTATTTTGACAGAATTTTACCAGAATAAATATGGTGTAGTACAGAGGAAATTATGCCACTAAATCAACAGATTATCAATATCGGTAGCGAGCCAAACGATGGAACAGGCGATAGCGTCTATGCAGCTTTTCAGAAAGTTAACTCTAACTTCACAGACATCTATACATTGTTGGGTTTTGGTGCCGGATTCAGCTTTTTAAGACTTAAGGAAGCTCCTAGCACATTAAGACCTAATGCTATTTTACAAGTTAACGCAGAAGGTAATAAATTCCTTAATAAAATTTTAGTAGCTGGAACAGGTATCAATATTGATTTTGTTACAAGCTCAACTGAAATTAGGATTGTTAATACTGCATCTAGCCTATCAAGTGATAAGAACCCGACGTTAGCCGCAGATATCAGCGGTGAAAATGCATTTAGCATTATCAACATGGACAACACAGGCCCACATGCAGACTGGGATGCAGTTAGCCGCAAATGGGTGTTTGAGAACTTTGTCAATCGCGACGGTATTACCAGATACGATAATACCAGTGTTAGTGAAAGCATTTATAATGGGTTAAGCACCATTCGAGACAATGTAGCATTGTTAGCAAGCCCTACAAGTTCTACACACATTGTTAATAAAGCATATGTCGACGAACTAGTCGATAACAGTGGTTTTGCAAGTCGCCAAAACTTCTTTGTAAGTTTAAGTGGAGACGATCATCAATATTCTTTACCTAGCTATAAGAGAGGTCGTGCATTTGCATATGCATTTAAAACAGTTAATCGTGCAGCAGAAGCAGCAGAACAATTTATTGCAGCAAGTCAAATTGTACTAGGTCCTTACCAAAAAACTGTTTCAATGAGTAACGGCGTAGCAAATCCTGTCGTTACATCTATCACCACTAGCACACTGTTAGACACTAGCTCTTTTGGTATACGTTTAAGATTAACATTAGATCCGGCTAGTTTTAATATCGGATCAGATCCGTTCATCAATAAAAGTATTTTCCCAGGAAACTACATTATTGGTGCCAATAGTGAAGCAATTGGTCTAGTCGAAGCTATTACTCTTGACGATGTAAACGGTTACGAATATTATGACATTACTCCAGTCGATTACGCAAAACCCTATCGTATGGCTGTTGAGCCAGAACCGTTTAGCTACAATGCCTATGTAACATCTGGTGGGGCTATTACAGAAGTAGCATTCTTATTAGACGTTGCAGATAGCATTGATATTCCAGATTTCTGGATTGGTTATAAATTTGTTATCACCAATTCTAGTTACGGTATCATAAGCTATGGATATATTTCTCGAATTATTCAAGAACTAGACGACGATCAAAACGTTAGAGACACTATTGTTGTTGAGTTTAGAGATGGTCTCGGATTACAAAATGGCGACGTTATTGACTATGATAAGTGGCATGTCTA